TCGGAAGGCTCGGGCATCTCGTATGACGATGCACAGGAAGCCTACACCGCTCGGTATAACCACGAGACCATCGCGCTGGCCTTCTCGATCACCGAGGAAGCTATCGAGGACAACCTGTACGACCGCCTCGGCAGCCGTTACACCCGTGCCCTCGCCCGCTCGATGGCTCACACCAAGCAGGTGAAAGCCGCTGCCATTCTGAACAACGCCTTCACTGGCGGTGCTTCGGCTGGCGGTGACGGCGTGGCTCTCTGCGCCACCAACCACCCGCTGGTGAACGGCTCGACCTTCGCCAACAAGCCCACCACCGATGCCGACCTGAACGAAACCTCGCTCGAGGACGCTCTGATCAACATCGCTGGGTTCGTGGACGAACGTGGTCTGAAAGTGGCTCTTCGCGGCCTGAAGCTGATGATTCCTCGTCAGTTGCAGTTTGTCGCTGAGCGCCTGATGGTGTCGAACCTCCGCGTCGGTACCGCCGACAACGACGTGAACGCCATCCGTTCGATGGGCATGCTGCCGGAAGGCTATGCTGTCAACGACTTCCTGACCGACCCGGATGCGTACTTCATCAAGACGGACGCACCGCGCGGCTTCATCCACTTTGAGCGCACCGCGCTCTCGACTGGCATGGAAGCTGACTTCGACACGGGCAACATGCGCTACAAGGCGCGTGAGCGTTACTCGTTCGGTTTCTCGGACCCGCGCTGCGTGTTCGGCACCACCGGGGCCTAATCGCTCAAGGACGGTTGACAGGGAGGGCGGGGGAAACCTCGCCCTTTCCTTTTACGGGCGTCCCGTGTACACTCCGGGCAAGGGCTGAACAGCCGCGCAGACAGGTTGCCCTTCCTGACGTTGCACAGACGGCGCGGCTAAACCTTGTGCAAAAGGGGTAAAACCATGGCTTCAACTACTTTCTCGGGTCCCGTGACCTCTACCAACGGCTTCGTCGTTGGCGCGGGCAGCTTCATCGCCCTCACCGCTCAGACCACGGCTTCGCTGCCTGCGGCTGCCGCGGCTAACGCAGGTCATGTCCGCCTGATCAGCGACAACGGCGCGGGCAACAACGAGTACTGCCTCGTTATCTCGACGGGCGCTGCTTGGGTCACCGCTGTCGGCGCGGCTCTCAGCTAATAGGAGGCCCACATGGCCGGTTCTGACGTAAAGGCCAAGAGGGTCACTGCAACGGGAGCGCTCAGTGTTGGGCGCTCTCGCCTCCGCATGATCCTTGTAACCACCACAGGCGCAGGCGCGGGTCGCTTGACCCTTACGGACGGCGACGGCGGAGCGACGACAGTGGACGTCGATCTCGTGGCCAGCACGACGCATAACGTCTACATCCCGGAAGAGGGTGTCCTGTTCTCCTCCGATATACATGTCGCAACAGCCACCAACATCTCGGCTGCGACTCTCTTCTGGTCATAAGGTAGGGCCCATCCTGTGGTAGATATTCGCTCAATCTCGCAGGTAGGCACCCACGAGCCTTTTGAACTGCAGGTGTCCCGGGGCCAAATCCCGGGACACCGCAGCGTTGTCGTTTTCGGCTATAACCCGGACGTGGACACCTCGCGCGTCACCGTCTGGCCTTACACGGGCATTCTTCCGCTGCCTGCGGCGCCACTGCAGATGAAGGTCTCCTCAAGCAGCGCCGACGACACGGCGAACGGGACGGGGGCTCGCACGGTCTTCGTGGCGGGTCTCGATGCCAACCACAACGAGATCAGCGAGATCGTGATCCTGAACGGGCAGACAGCGGTTCTGACGACCCAGTTTTTCCTGCACATCAATAACGCTTATGTTGCGACTGCAGGCTCTGGTTTGTCGGCCGCGGGGGACATCTACTTCGGAGACGGCACCGTCACCGCAGGCGTCCCTGCCACGGTCTACGATCTCCTCAAGTTTGACTACAACCAGCGGATCACCGGAAGCTACACGATCCCGGCGGGCTACACGGGTTACGTCTCGCAGGGGCTGTTTTCTGCCGGGCAGCCGGGCGGATCGGCGCAGGTCAGCGGCCGTCTTCTGACCATAGGAACTGACGGCATTCGCCGCGCAGCGGCGATCACCACCGTGAACAACGGGGCAGCAGACTACGTTTTTGAATACCCGCTTGCGATTCCTGAGAAGACCACCCTTGAGGCAACAGCCCAGAGTAGCTCGAACAACAATGAAGCTTCAGCGATGTTTATCATGGTCCTAGTCAAGAACGGAGGACCGCTCTGATGGGTAAAAGTCCGGCTTGGACACGCAAGGAGGGTAAGGACCCGAAAGGCGGTCTGAACGCCAAGGGCCGCGCTTCGGCGAAAGCGCAGGGGATGAACTTGAAACCCCCTGCCCCGAACCCAAAGAGCAAAGAAGACAAAGGCCGCCGCGCGTCATTCTGCGCCCGGATGTCCGGGATGAAGGCGAAGCTGACGAGCGAGAAGACCAAGCGCGATCCAAACAGCCGGATCAATAAGTCACTTCGAGCGTGGAACTGCTGACATGAACCGTGGTAGTATGACCCAACAGATCACGGAAACCGGAGGGAAGAGGATGGCAAAGGTTGGCTTGTATGCTAACATCAACGCCAAGCGGAAGCGCATCGCCGCAGGCTCTGACGAGAAGATGCGGAAACCGGGAACCAAGGGCGCACCGACCGCACAAGCGTTTCGGCAGTCCGCCAAAACAGCGAAGGGGAAGAAATGATGAAGGCTGGCAAAAAGGGCGGCAAGGGCTGCTCGGCTGACATGATCAGCCCACGCAAGGCTATGGCCATGGGCATGAAGCCTGCAGTGGTCAAGAAGGGCAAGAAGTAAACCATGGCAACCTCAGGGACCCGGACGTTCAATCTGGACGTCGGCGAGCTTATCGAAGAGGCGTATGAGCGGTGCGGGCTTGAAGTCCGCACAGGCTACGACGCGCGCACGGCACGGCGGTCCCTGAACCTGATGTTCGCTGAGTGGGCCAACCGCGGTTTGAACCTGTGGACCGTGAACCAAGCCACGATCACCGTCACGGTCAACGTCGCGACCTACACCGTCAACGCCGATCACGCGGACATCCTTGAGATGGTTCTTCGTCGGGACGGCACGGATTACGAAGTCGAGCGCATCAGCCGCGGGGACTTCTTCCTTCTGCCCAACAAGACCACGCAGGGGCGGCCGTCGCAGTTTTACTACGACCGTCAGATCGCTCCGAAGATTACCGTCTGGCAGGTTCCCGAGAACTCGACCGACCAGTTGATCTACTATTACGTCCGCCGCATCGAGGACGCAGGAACCCTGCAGAACACCACCGACATGCCGTGGCGGTTCTACCCTTGCATGGTTGCTGGCTTGGCTTACTATCTTGCCATGAAGCGGGCCCCTGACCGGATGGCCATGCTCAAGGCGATCTATGACGAAGAGTTCACGCGCGCGGCCGAAGAAGACGAGGACCGGGTGCCGTTGAAGCTGCAGCCTGATGTGGCCTACCTGAGGTTCTGATGACGTATGCCAGCGGTAAAAAGGCTTGGGGTATTTCTGATCGCTCCGGCGTCCGCTTCCGGCTGCGCGACATGCGAAAAGAATGGACGGGACTTCTCGTCGGCCCGGATGAGTATGACCCGAAGCATCCGCAGCTCTTCCCGCCTAAGGCCTACCCTGACCCGCAGGCGCTTCGAAATCCTCGTCCCGACCCAGAGGCAGGGCACGTCTACGTCTCGGTCGGCAACACAGTCTTCCCGCCAGTTGCAATCATCTACCCGGTGGTTGGCACTGTCGGCTTCGTTACGGTGGTGACCACATGAGCTTTACTTACGGCCAGCTGAAGCAGGCTCTGCAGGACTATCTCGAGACCTCGGAGACCACCTTCGTCAACAACCTCCCGCTCTTCATCCGCCTGTCGGAAGAGCGTATTCTCAAGAACGTCCAGCTAAGTCTGTTCCGCAACAATGTCTCCGCCAACGCAACTTCTGGGGACCGCTTCCTCGGCTGCCCGTCGGACTTCCTTGCGCCGTTGTCTTTGTGTTACACGGACGCTGGGAACGATAAAGTTTTTCTGGAGTTTAAGGACGTCAGCTTTGTTCAAGAGTATTCCCCGGACGCAGCCGTTACGGGGGCTCCTCGGTACTACGCTCAGTTTGACAACCAGAACTTTATTCTGGGTCCGACTCCGAACTCGGCGTACTCGATGGAGCTGCACTATTTTTACCGCCCTGCCAGCCTGACGGCTGGGTCTGACAGCGGGACCACGTGGCTTAGCATCAACGCCGAACTGACGTTGTTCTACGGCGCGATGATCGAGGCCTACCTGTTCCTCAAAGGTGACCCCGACCTTTTGGCAAGCTACGACAAGCGCTTCCAAGAGTCACTCGTGGGCCTCAAGATGCTGGGCGAAGCGAAGCAGGTCACCGATGAATATCGCAAGGGCATGGTTGTGAGGTCCAAGGAATAATGTTTGGCGCGAAACTCTCTTTGCCTGAGACCCCCGTTGTCGTGGTAACGACCACAAGCGGCCGAGGGGAAACCCCTGAGGAAGTGGCGATGCGTTGCGTAAGCAAGCTCATCAGTGTGTCCGATAACGCCCCGCAAGAGATCAGGGACCAAGCGCTTGCGTACCGCGCGGCCGTTCTCGCGGTCGTCACGAGATACATGACATTTGCTGTCGCACAGGATCGTGTTACGGTATATAATGCCCTTGTAGAGGCTGGGCAGCCACAACTGGCGGAAGCCATTAAAAAGCTATAGGAGGCCGCGATGGCAATTACTCAGGCAATGTGCACTTCGTTCAAGGATCAACTCCTCGAGGGTGCTCACGACTTCCGCGCGAGCGGCGGGGACACTTTTAAGCTGGCGTTGTACACCAGCGCGGCCACCCTTGACGCAACCACGACGGCGTACTCGGCTACGAACGAGGTTGCCAACTCTGGCTCCTATTCGGCTGGTGGCGGAACACTGACCAACGTCAACCCGACTACTTCCGGGACAACGGCCTTCACCGATTTCGACGACCTTTCGTTCACGACGGCGACTATCACGGCCCGCGGCGCGCTGATCTACAACACGACCCCGGCGCACACCTATACCAACCCGTCCGTTGTGGTTCTGGATTTCGGTAGCGATAAAACCTCGACGGCAGGCACCTTCACCATTCAGTTCCCGGCCGCCACTGCGTCTGACGCGATCATTCGCATCTCTTAACAGAGAGGTTTTCCGTGGTTCTGGTACTAGAAGATAGGGTCCTTGAGACCTCTACGACGACGGGGACCGGGTCGTTCGCGTTACTCGGGCCTACTCAGGGGTTCCAATCTTTTAATGATGGTGTGGGCAACAACAACAGTACCTACTACGCGATTACGAATGTGGCGGCAGGCGAGTATGAAATCGGCATCGGCACCTACACGCTGTCCGGCTCAACCCTTTCTAGGGATATCGTTTTAGCGGGAACCTATGGCGTTGGGACTAACGTTCCCTTTGTTGCGGGGACTAAGAACGTCTTTTCGACGCTACCAGCTGGCAAGGCGGTGTATACTGGGAGAGCTGTTGCCATGGCTCTCGTGTTTGGATAGGGGGATAACCGATGGCTGCGCCAAACATCGTCAACGTGACCAGCATTATCGGCAAGACCGCGACTACAAACCTCACCAGCACGAGCGCAACATCGGTGGTGAGCAACGCGGCGTCTTCGGGTCTTGTCATGAAGATCAACACCTTGATCGTGTCGAACGTGGACGTCGCCGCTTCCGCCGACATCACGATCAACTACTACACCTCGGCGGCGCTGGGTGGTACTGCATTCCAGATTGCAAGCACTATTACCATCCCTCCGGACACGTCCTTGATTGTGATCAGCAAAGAAACACCCGTCTATCTCGAAGAGGATCGGTCGATTGGCGCAACGGCGAGTGTTGCAAACGACCTCAAGGTCATTTGTTCCTACGAAGAAATCTCGTGAGGCCTTAATATGACAAGAGCCCCGGGAGGATTTATCTCCACAACACTCAACTCGAGCAATAGCGCCAACGCCTCCGGGGGAGGTCTATCCAACCGAACCTCCGGCGGTGTCTTCACGATGGCTGAGTACAACGGGTGGTTCCGACGGGTGGGTCAGGTTGCGTACACATCTCCCGGAACCTACACTTTTGTAGCTCCAAGCTTTGTCCCGTCCGTTAGCGTTGTTTGCGTCGGTGGCGGTGGCGGGGGCCTTGGCACCTCGAGCGGGGGCAACGGCGGCGGTGGCGGTGGACTTGGTTACTTGAACAACTACCCTGTTGTAACCGGGTCTTCGTATACGGTCACGGTGGGCGCTGGAGGGACGTCCACGACCAGCGGGACGACGACCACCAACGGAGGGGAAAGCTCTTTCGTCAGCAGCGGTACCGTTTCTGGTGTTGGTGGTGGGCGGGCAAACTCTCCGACCGCTGCTACGAATAACACCGGCGGCTCTTTTGCCCGCACCGAAATCCCCCTGATTGGTCAGACCGGGGGCGGCGCCGCGGGCGGGAACGGAGGAAAAAACACATCCACCAGCGCTGCCGGTGGTGGTGGCGGCGCGGGCGGCTATTCGGGAGCGGGCGGTGCAGCAGGAAGCACCAGCTCCGGGGTCGCGGGTTCTGGCGGCAGTGGAGGGGGCGGCGGTGCTGCAGGTTCTGGCGCTACGGCTGGTGCTGGTGGCGGTGTGGGTATCTTGGGGGAGGGGTCAAGCGGCAACGGCGGGTCTGGTTCAATCACGGCCGGGGTTGACGGCAACGGAGGCACCGGAGGCTCTGGCGGCACAAACGCAACTGTCGGGGCCTATAACACAACCACAAACCGCTCGACGCCCGGACTCTACGGCGGCGGTGCTGCAGGTTCAGAACTGGCATCCACCGAACACGCCAACGGAGCTGGCGGCGCTGTCAGGATTATCTATGGATACGGGAGAAGGTTCCCGTCAACGAACACGGGAGACTTGTGATGCGTCTGTTCATCCGCATGCTGGACGGGGCCCCGTTCGAGCATCCTATTGTTGAGTCGAACATGAGGGATGCGTTTCCCTTTGTGGACTTGGACAACCTGCCGCCCCAGTTCATGCCGTTTGAGCGGATTCAATGCCCAAGAGCCGATGACGGTAAGATCATTGTCAGCGCTGAATGCCGCTACGAAATTCAGGACGGCGTTGTCCGGGATGTCTGGACGGTCGTCCAAGAGGATGCCCCGCCCGAGGAGGCAGCGTAAAGCTCGCTGTCCCGCATGCGCGGCTTGTGCTAAATTAAAGGAGCTGGCTTAATCTAACGGAGGTGCCGGATGTTAGGTTTCTATCCTCTGTCAGGTGCTCCGCTTAGCTCGTCCGAGCAAATCGACTCTGGCGGAACCAACGTAAGCGTTTCCCTCACTGGTCTTTCTGCGACAGGCCAGACTGGGACAGTCGATGTCACGGGTTCCGCCGTTGTTCCTGTCACTGGTCTTTCTGCGACTGGGCAGGCTGGGACCGTTGATGTTTTAGTCGCCGTCGACGTCTCTGTCCCTGTCACTGGTCTTTCTGCGACTGGGCAGGCTGGGA